ACCGTTGCAAAGAGAACCCATAATGTATTAAAATACAAATTAGGGTACAGCAAGTGTTTGCCTATCTTAGCTAGGCGGACGGTATAAGAGTGTTCGCGCACTTACTTATACACGCTGTGCTTTTTTGTTTTTCTTTTTTATTCAGATGATGTTTGAGAAAGATTGTCCTCATTGCCCACCAAATTGCCCACCTAAACTTCAAAAATAATCTGAAATTAACGGATGGTGTTTTTTTCTTTTTTATTTAAAAGTTTGATATTAAAGGGTTTCGTTAGATTTATCCTTTTAGTTCTAAAGCAATTATAATATTTGATGAGTGGTGGAAGCAAGAGGAAAATCTTTGATATTAAAGATTTTGTAAGCTACTGGTGGGTGAATTGCCCACCTTTTGCCCACCTAATTTAAGTATTTAAGTAACTTTCTAATTTTAGAATGTTTTCTTGTTCATATTTTTTTGTAATATGAATATAGACATCAGCAGTCATTTTCACTGTAGTATGTCCTAATCTGTCACTAACAAATTTTATATCTGCACCACTTTCCAGTAACATGATTGCATGTGTATGGCGTAGACCATGAGGGGAGATATGGTGTAGATTACTTTTTTTAGCTATCGAAGTTATAATTTTATTTACTGTACTACTAGTAAGTTCCTCGCCATATAAGCCTATTAACAGGTATTTTTTTTCTTTATAATCAGGTCCTTGCTTTAGCCTATATTCTTTCTGCCAAGTACGATACCTCTTTAAATCACCAATCAACGTATCATCGATACTAATAGTACGAATGCTCTTTTTTGTTTTAGGTGGTCTTTCTCCAAAATCATCTCGCGTTTTAGTAATACTAATTGTTTTATGCTCAAAATTAATATCATTCCATGTTAAAGCAATCATTTCACCTTTGCGCATCCCAGTACGTAATAGGAGACTTGCAACAATGTAATGATGAATTTTAGCTTTTTTTGCCTCATCCATAAAGACCGTAACTTGTTCTTTTGTTAAATAATTCGTTTTTGTATGAGCAATATCATTTGCTTTTTGAATAGAAATATTTCGATATTTATTGTGGGTAATCATTTCTAGCTCAACAGCTTTATTAATTGCTGAATTGAACGTGGTATGAATGTTTCTCACAGACTCTTTTGAATATTTTTCAGCTAATCCATTGATAAACTTCTGGTAGTCAAGTCGTGATAGTTCATTTAATTTATAAAATCCTAGATTAGGAACTAGATGTTTATTTATGTGAGTTTCTCTATTTTCTAACGTTCTAGAGCTGCATTTATTACCGTATACACTTAGCCATTCTGAAAGCCAGTCTTTTATTAAAAGCTTTTGACCGGTTATAAGAGTATGTCCACCAAAAAACAATTTGTTTTCAACATCTGCAGCAGCAAGTTGAGCTTCTTTCTTTGTTTTGAAACCACCTTTTGTTTTTTCCTTCTTCTTTTTGGTTGCCGGATCTGTGTATTTAATACGGTATTCCCACTTATCACTTCTTTTTCTAAAACTGGCCATTTCTCTTTCACCTCCTTTGATGTTTTTTATAAGAAAGATTAAAAAGGTACCTCTTGGCCAGCTATATTTCTATAAAGTTCTTCTTCTTCATCACGTTCTCTTTTTTCTACATCCCAAGAAGCTAATAACCCACTTTGGAAAAAAGTGCTTTTATGTCCACAGGTAGTACAAAAACGTGCATTTCCATCTAAAAGGGTACCACATTCCCATGTGATTTCATTATTATACCAATCACGATTTGCACATTTGTTTATAACATATACACCACATGCTTTACAGTAATCTCCATTTTCTAGTTGTTCGTTATCACATTTCGGGCAAATCTTCGCACGACTATTTTCATCAATATCGTATCCTGAATATATCATTTTATTGTCTCCTTCTCTTTTGATTAATCGATCTTGTCCGCAAATAGGGCAAAAGTCAGCAATTTCATGTACGAAAGAATGATTACAATTAAGACATTGCTTGGAATTGATTTTATTATAAATAAAATCTTTAAATTGATTCAATTGTAATTTTATAAATGGTGTGAATAAATATTGGAAATCTAATTTTAATGTTCTTAATCTAAAACTTGCAGCAGACGAAGAAATCTTAAAGTAACGAACTAAGTCATTATGTTTATTTAATTGTAAGTTTCGAACAATAATAGCTGGGGCAAGAGCGTTTCTCGCAAAAGAATTCACTTCATTTTCTAATATTCTATATTTAGATTCAGTTAATGTACTTCGTTTTAATATGGTAGCCTCAAAATCCACAAGGTGGTTCATATAGATATGCCCTATCTCGTGCATTAGAGTAAAGCGAATTCTCCCTGAACTAGAAATAGTGTCATTATAGGCGATAGTATAATTTGTACCATCGTAAATGGTATATCCGTCTTCACTTTGATAGGCACTAATTACATTAGAAATATCCGTTTGATGTATCGTTGCGAGTTCAGAATATGTAATTAGTCCCCATTTATTATTTTTTATAACCTCGAAAGGATTTACAGGAAAATCAGTAATGTTCTCATTAACAAAAAATTTATTAACATTAATCATTACTTGGTCATATCTTGCTCTTACAGGAAACCTCATTACTCATCTAACGCCTTTTTTCCACGTTGACGCATTGTATGAATTAAATCTTTGAGTAAGTCTTTATCTCCTGAATTAAGATCTTGTATATTTCTTGCTATGACACGAACTTCTTCGTCAATATCTGATAATTGGTCAGTATTACTATTAACATCACGGCCAAGAATATAATCGGTGTTTACTCCGTAGAAATCTGCAATTTTATCTAACATTTCTAGACCTGGTTTCGCAATGTCATTTTCCCATGAATTATATCTAGCTCTTTTTATACCTAAGTTGTCGGCTATTTGATCTTGTGTGATTCCTCTCTTTTTTCTTAGAGCAACAAGAGTTTTACCTATTTTCATAAAGTCTCCTCCAAAACATTGATAAGATTTTTATCAAAATCACTTGACGATAATTAAATTATCAAATATAATCGGAAGTACAGTAAGGGGGTGTTTAATAAATGGCAACTAAACGATGTTTTCTTTCAGAGTGTCGTAAGAAAAAAGGCACTCAAAAAAAGGTTGCTGAAGATAATAACATTTCTACAGTTTACTTACGAATGATAGAAAATGGTACATTTACTCCTGGCAGAGATTTGATGTTTCAACTATCAGCTTACTTCAATGAACCTGTAGAAAAACTGTTTCCGGATTACTTTGAAAAATTCGTCTATTAAGTTTGTTTAAAGTGATAATTAAATTATCTATTATTTATTATATTGGATAAAAATATTATCGTCAATAAATTTATCTCTTTTTTTATACCGATTGATAATTAAATTATCAAAATGATAAGTGGGGTGCTATAAATGAAATTGCATATTTTAAATATTAACGGTCAACTTTTAACAGATAGCAGAGATGTAGCTGAAATGATTGACAAACGCCATGCAGATTTATTGCGTGACATCGAAAATTATAGACGAACTTTAGAAAACGCAAAATTGCGTTCTCAGGAATTCTTTGTTGAAAGTACCTATAAATCGGATGGTAATAACAAGACTTATCTTTGCTATCTCCTTACTCGCAAAGGATGCGACATGGTAGCTAATAAAATGACTGGTGAAAAAGGGATTATTTTTACAGCTGCTTATGTAACGAAGTTTGAAGAAATGGAAAAACAGCTCTTCAATCTTAATCAGCCATCTTACACAATTGATGATCCAATTCAACGTGCTGAAAGATGGATTATTGAACAGAAAGAGAAACAACAATTGAAACTTCAAAATGCTCAGAAAGAACAAATCATCAATGAGTTACAGCCGAAAGCCACTTATTATGATTTAGTATTGCAAAATAAGTCACTATTATCCGTAAGCAAAATCGCAAAAGATTACGGAATGAGTGCAAGAACTTTTAATAAACTTCTCCATGAATTAGGTGTCCAATATAGACAGGGAGATTGCTGGCTTTTATATCAACGGTACGCTGATAAAGGTTATACACAAAGTAAGACACATACAATTGATTCAGAAAAAAGTAAGATGCATACTTATTGGACTCAAAAAGGGCGATTGTTCATTTATGAATTATTAAAAAGTCGAAAAGGTATCTTACCAATTATGGAACGTGAAAACCAACAAGTTGGATGAAAGGAGAAGGTATAGGTGCAGCCAACTGTTCAAGTTATCATCGACAACAGCTATTTAGAAAAAGAAGTTGAACGTCAAGTGAATGAACGCTTAATTGATATGGGAATTGGTACCTGGTGGGATATGAAAAGACTTCAATATGAAACAAGTCGTTCATATGACTGGTTGATGGAGTATGTAATATACGATCCAAGAGTCAGAAATTTCTCTAAGCAAAAGAACGGTAGATGGTTATTCAAAGCTAAAGACATGAAAGTGTTTTTAAATAAATACTTTGACGAATTGTGAGAAGGGAGCTAGTCAATATGAATAACATGGGCGCATTAGAGCTTTCCAATTTCTTTATAAAAGTTGAAATGAATATGGTTCTTGGTGGTCGTGCAAAAATCGCTGAATTCGCAAGAAAGCAGCATGAACGTTATTGGAACCTTTACCTTAAAGGAGGTGGTAAAGTGACTGAAGTTGAAAATCCAATGGTTTTAAAAAAAGGATATGGGATTGCAGATCCGCAGGAGAAAGAGCCTGAAGTTGTATCTGTATGTGATGGTTGTAATCACAATATTGTGGAAGGTCAAGGAATGCTTGACTGGGGTACTGTTCATCTTCACGATGATTCGATTTGCATAGCAAAGTATGTAAGAAGAGATTCAGTTAGAAAAATAGCAGGTGAACAATAAAAAAGCCCACTTTGCAGAGTGGACTCGTTTCAATGACAATTTATTTTTACCATACTTAGGTAGAAAAAACAATATAGAAGGGATGTTCTATACATGAACCAACTTCAACAACTGGAAATTTTAGAGGTTAAAAACACTGAACAGTCTGAAAAAGAATCTTTTCAGGTTACTGATATAGAAAGTTTAAACTGGGTTTTCCGTAAATTAGCTGCTCTATCAGCGAAAGAAAAAGAAGTTAAGCAATTAGCTGATGTGGAACGTGCAAGAATTAATGATTGGGAGAATCGTGAGTTAATTGCTCTCCACAGTGATAAGAATTACTTTGAAAGTCTTGTCTCGGCTTATCATGCTAAGCAATTAGAAGAGAATCCAAAGGCTAAAACCATTTCTACACCTTACGGTAAATCAAAAAGTCGTGCTACCAAAGAGCAGACTAAAGCAGTTGATAAGGACAAGCTCTTGCAGCATGTGAAAGAAACTGGCATGACTGAATTCATCAAAGAAGAAGTGAAATGGGGCGACCTAAAGAAGGTCCTCCACATTCATGAAGTAGATGGACAGGCGGTAGTAATTGACTCAAACGGAACAATTGTGGAAGGCGTAGAGATTGAGCCTGCAAGCTTGAGCTTCAAAGTGGAGGTGTAATCATGCAGATAACAAGTGCTGCAGAAATACAAAGCAATCAAGCAACTTACTTAATTTATGGACCACCTGGAATGGGGAAAACATCGTCTATTAAGTTTTTTCCAGGCAAAACACTTGTCCTTGACGTAGATAGAACAACTAAGGTGCTAAAGGGTCAACCTGATATTGATATTGCTTACGTAAGTAATATAAACACTTGGGAAGAATGGGAAAAGATTATTCTTGATTTGGACAAACACTATAAAAATAAATATGACAACATTGTTGTGGATAACATTAGTGAATTAGAACGTTGCTTACTTTCAGACCTTGGTAGTAAAGGTAAAAACAAAGGTGTCCCTTCACAAGGTGACTATCAATATATGCAGTTTAGAGTAGTCAATAGTTTGCGATATTTAAAGAATTTAGGTGCAAACCTTATCTGGACTGCTTGGGAAACAGATGACTTGTACACGGATAGCAGTGGTCAGCAGTATAACCGGAGTTATCCACAAATTAACAAAAAAATTCTTAATAACGTACTTGGATTATGTGACGTAGTTGGCAGAATTCTTGTTAATACTGATGGTGAACGAGGATTTGTTTTAAGTGCCAGTAATAGTACTTACGCAAAAAATCAACTTGATGATCGAAAAGGTTGTCTACAAAATGAATTAATTCAAAAAAACTAGGGGGAATTTTAAATGTTTACAGTAGATCACGAACAAGCTAAAGGATTTGAACCAATTAAGCCAGGAGAATATGAAGTAACAGTCGTTAATTATGAATTGAAAACAGCTCAATCAGGCAACAATCAAGTTGTAGTAGATTATGAAATTCGTAGTGATGTAGATCAACCATCCCAAGGTCAAAAAATTCTTTATGACAACTTTACAGTAACAGAAAAAGCAATGTGGAGATTTCATGCAGCATCAAAAGCAGCCGGTTTCCCAAGTGGTAAGTCATTTAAAAGTTACAAAGAATGGGCTGACGATTTTTTAAATAAACCTCTTCGACTAGTAGTTGGAGAACGTGAGCATAACGGAAAAAAATACGCACAAGTAAATGGATTTAAAGAGTCAGAAGCTAAAGCACCGGGTCCAATTACAGTTTCAGATGAAGAAGTTCCATTCTAAAAATATAAAAATAGATTCAATGATTAGGAGGGGGCGATAAGCTCCCTTTTCAAAAGAGGGAGTAATCAAATGAACCATAACTTTCACAATATACCAAATGAATTAAAAAACACTCCTCATTGGATTCTATGGCGTTCAGAAAAGCGTGATGGTAAGCCAACGAAAGTTCCATATCAAATTAATGGGGAGCTGGCTCAATCAAATAATAAGCGTACCTGGTCAACCTTTCCGACAATTATTAAATTTTATGAGCAAGGTGAATATGACGGTATAGGCTTTATGTTTTCAAAGGATGATCCTTTTGTTGGTGTTGATATTGATCGCTGTGTAAGTGAGGGGGCTCTTACAGAATTAGCTGAAGACGTGATTGAAACGATTCAAAGCTATACCGAATATTCTCCAAGTGGTGAAGGTATCCACATCATTGCAAAAGGGAAGCTGCCGTTAAAAGGACCTGGCACAGGTAGAAAAAATCCTTCTATTGGTTTAGAAATATATAGGCATGGCAGATATTTCACCTTTACCGGAAACAGTTTAGGAAAAACACCTGTTGAAGAACGGACAGAAGAGTTTAAATCCTTATTTGATAAATATCTAAAAGAAAAGCCTAAGCCGGGAGCAAAAGCTAGTACAAGAGAGTTTGAGAAAGTGAACATTAGTAGTCTTCCTAATTCAGAAATATGGGAGAGAATGTTCAATAGTAAAAGTGGTAGCAACATAAAAGACCTTTTTCAAGGGATTTTGATTAATGGTGATCATTCATCTACAGACATGGCCCTATGCAATTATTTAGCTTTCTGGACAGATAAAGATGCAGCCAAAATGGATTCCATGTTTCGAGAATCAGCTTTACTTCGCGAGAAATGGGACAAACCTCATTCTAGTGATGGTAGAACATATGGAGAAATGACAATCGAAACAGCTATTCTTTCAACACCGTCAACGGTCGCTGATTATGAACCACCACAAGAAAAGCCGTATGAAATATATATTTCTGATGATCAAGGGATTGAAGATACAGAAGAAATAATTGATAAGACACCAAGCTTCCACCTTACAGAGTTAGGTAACGCGGAAAGAATTGTCTATTATCATGGTCAAGACCTTAAGTATTGCAATGAGCTGGAGTGGCTTATCTGGAACGGCAAACAGTGGCAAGAGGATAGGAAACGAAAGATTGAAGCTTTAACTGCAAAAACGTTGCGTGGTTTATATGCAGAAGCAAAGGCAGAAGAGGATAAGTATAGAGCAAAACTATTGAATGATTGGGCTAAGAAGTGTGAAAGGCGAGCCATTCGCATTAATAGCATACTTGATGCCCGTCCAATGGTTTCCGTTAGAAAAAAAGATTTTGATTCTCATAAGTTTCTCTTCAATTGTGATAACGGAGTAATTGACCTGAAAACGGGTGAGCTCCTTCCACATGATAGAGATTTGTTACTAACGAAAATTTCACCTATCCCATATAAAAGGAATGCAGATTGTCCGAATTGGATAGCTTTTTTACAAAGTATTTTTCTTACTCCTTCAGGTGATCCAGATGAAGAATTAATCGAATATCTTCAAAAGGCTATTGGCTATTCGTTAACCGGCGTGACCAAAGAGCAAATCATGTTTTTCCTTTTCGGAAATGGGCGTAATGGTAAATCAACTTTTATTAATGTAATCCAGGACATTCTTGGAGATTATGCTCGGCAAACAAATAGTGAAACTTTCTTGAAAAAGAAAAACGACAATGGAATTAACAACGATGTTGCTCGTTTGGATGGGGCTAGGTTCGTGTCAGCTGTAGAGAGTGAAGAGGGGCAACAGTTGTCAGAGGCACTTGTTAAGCAGATTACTGGTGGAGAAAAAATGTCAGCACGTTTCTTACGGCAAGAATATTTTGAGTTTACACCGGAATTTAAGGTTTTCTTTACGACTAACCATAAACCAATTGTCAAAGGTGGGGACAACGGCATTTGGCGCAGGATTAAGTTAGTGCCTTTTACAGTGACAATTCCAGAAGAGAAAGTGGATGCGGATTTACCTGAAAAATTAAAAAGAGAAATGCCTGGCATTCTTAATTGGATGGTTGAAGGTTGTTTGAAGTGGCAGAGTGAAGGATTGAAAGACCCAAAAGCTGTTAAACAAGCAACAGATAACTATCGTGAGGATATGGATATCTTAGGCCCATTCATTGAAGAAAATTGTGCTGTTCATCCTTCAGCAAAAATTGAAGCAAAAGCCATTTATGAAAATTACACAAAATGGTGCTTTCAAAATAATGAAATGGAACTTAAAAACCGTGCTTTTTATCGCCAATTAGAAATAAGAGGATATAAAAAAGAAAAAGGTGCAAAAAACAAGACCTTTTTCCATGGAATTACATTAAATCAGTTCGCCAATGGTAACTTATTCCGAAGTGAAGCCTCTCGGGTTACTGAAGGGGTTACTGAAATAAATCAAAAAGCAACCCAAAATAACGTAACTTCAATTAATCGAAAGAAGCTTTGAAGCCTTGATATATAAGGATTTGTTGAGTTTATAAATTTATTTATTTTTTGTTGGGGTTACTGAGGGTTACTGAATTTCTCTGTTCCATTCCCACGAAAAATAAATAAATAAAAAAATAATATATATATATAAGAGCTTTAATAGAAAAATAGGTAACCTTCGATAACCCAGTAATCCAAAATGGGGCTCGAAGCCTTGATATGACTGAGTTTATGTTAGGTTACTAAAAAAATAATTCAGTAACCCTTCGATAACCCTTTTTTAGAAACAGAGGTGTTATATGCATCCAAAACAAATATGTGATGATTTTGCTTCCATTGGATCTCCTTTAGTTCTAGATGGCAGCAATTTATATATTGAAAATCCTGAGAATGTCTACCCGGAACTTGAAGAATTCGTTAAAACCTATAAAAAACGAATTATTCAATATTTAAAAGGGGAGTATTCACCAAAGGACCATTCAATAAAACAGACTATAGAAAAGATTATTCATTATTTTTTAGGAATAGAACAAGCCATGAATAAAAAAATTGAAAACTGGCTTAATCATGATGCTGAGGCATTGGATATGATTGTTAATCAATTATTCATTGAACTGTGGAATAACGGATGGGTTGAGTTTTCTAACCCTATTGCTAACTATGAAAATCACATAACCGATACCCTTTCCAGTCAAATTTTCGAACGTGCGATGTCGTACTTTAAAGGGGGCTAATTGATGAGTATTGTTCATTACTCATATACCAAAACGGAGTTAGAAAGAATCTTAAAAACATTAGTCATTACTGTGGATACCAGAGAACAAAAGAATCAGCATGTACTTGACTATTTACGCAAAAAAGACGTGCTAATTAAATTTAAAACGATGAAAACAGGGGATTATTCAGCCATGATTCCACGTAATGAGGAGTTCGGTATTACAAGGGACATTTATTTAAACGCTGTGATTGAACGGAAAAATGGTATAGATGAATTAGTCGAGTCCATTAAAGATCGTACACGTTTTGAAAATGAATTAATTCGGGGATCCAAACACCCTTTTACTTTAATTGTAGAAGACCTGGAAGGTTATCAAAAAATCTTGAACGGAATGTACCGCAGTAAATACGAACCTAAAGCTTTATTGGGTAGCTTAAAAACATTTGAGGTACGTTACAACTTTTCTACTGTGTTCATATCAAACAGTACAACAGGAAATTACATATATCATCACTTTCTGTATATGGCGCGTGAATTGTTAAAAGGAGGTTGGCTATGAGTATTAACCGTAATTTGCTTCGAGAAGCTGTTGAACAGCGTAAGGATGAGCTGAAAAATGAATTGCTAAGAATGGGCCATTTTAAAACACCAGATAAACGGCAGCTGTATGAATTAACGTTAAGTGAATTAGAAGAAACCTACAAAGTTCAAAAACAAAGATAATAATGAAACGGGGAAAGGAAGGGATAAATTTAATTATCTCTTCCTATCAATTTAATCCATTTCTCTAGAAAAAATGATTTCAAAATATGCGGCAGTTCCATATGAAGCAGTACCAGGAGCAAATATCTGAACTAATTCCCATTCATCCTTTGCAGCTTCATGGATAATCTCATGGTAATCTTCTTTAGGATCGCGCGTGAAGGACTTTAGTTCAACTTTTTCAAACCGGTATTCTTTCATATTCTAAACCCCCTTTTCTAATAACTACGTTTTAAATTGGAAAAGGTTTCAAAAAACGAGAGGATTCAGCTTATTGTAAACAATTTGGAGGGATAAACGTGAAACGTCCACACTGCGGTTTATTAACGGATAGCAAAGTGATAGATAGTTGTTCGTATCTTCGTACAGTGAAATGCACAAGAGTTTGTAGAAAATGTAATTACAAGTGGAGAACGCATGAAGTTACTGAACACAAATACACCAAATCGTGAAATAAGCATATTTATATTAGATGGTCACGAAGGTGAGCTAATTACATTAGTTATATTGAAGGAGGCAATGACACATGGAAATCATGATCGGTAAAGATTACAAAATAACGTCTGATACACTAAACGTTATTTTAAATAAGCGATATGATCAAAAAGATAAAGAGGGAAATGTCAATGGTGAAGCATTTAAAATAATCGGCTATTACAGCACCATCCATTCAGCTTGTAACGCTTTGATAGAAAAAGAAATTAAAGACAGTGATGTAATTAGTATTGATGGATTGAAAAAGCATGTAGCCGGCGTAAAAGAGCAGATCTTCGAGGCTTTGAAGTCGGTGAAGCCAATTAAATAAAAAGGTAGCTCTTATCAAATAAAAAAGAGCTACCCATAAAATGAATTATTGTTTTTTGAGAGTGTTAAAATGATCTTCCATTTCTTGTGAAGATGAGGCTACTTTGTAATAAAAGGTATTGTCTCCATACGTTAGCTCAAATTCAGGCCAAGGAATAGCCTCATATATTTCACACATTGAATTTCTAGAACCAGCTAATTTAAATTCAGCTCTATCTGGTTGGGCAACTGCTATATAAGCTAGTCCACTTTTACGGCTTAAAGTTTGGAAAACAGAATATTCTTCATGAGTTCCTAAGATAGCTAAGTTAGCAGGGTAGTAGACAACATCATTACAAGGTGTAGGTAAAGCAATTAAGTCTTTAACTAAAGCAGATGGAGTTAAACCTTTCGTTACCATTCTCATCACCTCTTCTATATTAGATAGACTAATTATTACTCAAAATAGTAAGTTTTACAAACTAAATAATAATTTGTAAGGATTTTAATAGAATGGAAGAACTTAATGTAACAGTTTAGTAGAAATAAAAAAGATGCCCTGCCGAGAGCATCTTGTCATGGGAAAAGGTCTTCTATAAACCTTATGGTGATTGTCCATTATTTAGAACGTAAAAAATCGCCCAGCTAAGAGCGTCAAGTTTTCAAGTGGTGAAAAAAACGGGTCCATAAAGGATATTAGCATTATGTGGAGTTTAGAACATAAAAAAAGACGCTCAATCAAGAGCATCTGAAAGTGAATTACATGGATTATCAATATATTGTAAGTAAGCAACTTTTAGAGCATAAAAAAGATGCTCATTTAAGAGCATCCTTAAAGGAAAAACAATATAGTAGAAGGTAACTTTATTATATTTTATATAAACGAAAAAAAGACCAAGATTTCTCTTGATCACGGTACCTATATTTTAGCACAGGAGGGATCCAAAGGTGGGAAACCAATTATCATTTATGCTTCCTGAGATAGCCAGAAAAGAGACACAACAAGCGGTAGAAGATGCTTTGGAACAGTATAGATTATTTAAGTACCTATCGTTTGAAGAAAGAGAAGCATCTATTACTGCTAGTTCTGAAATTCGTTATCATGGTCCAACTAATCAAACCAGTGACCAAACAGGTTCCATTGCTGCTTATAATGTGGACCAGGAAAAGATGAGAAAAGACTTTTGCTTTCGTGTGGAAAGAGCTGTGAGCCGTTTACCGAAGATGGAAAGATTCTTAATCGAAGAAAGATACATGTCCTTGGAAACGGAATATTTAACAGACTACAATGTGTATAGTTTTAAGTTCCAACCACCTATTTCTGAAAAGACATACTCAAAGATTCGATGGAAGGCTTTTTATAAATTAGCTCTCAATCTAAACTTAGCCGTTATTAAAAGTTAGTAATGGGAAAAATATTCCTAATATAAATCGAAAAAAACTCGAAAATAAGTCGTGGTACTTGCTTTAACAAATGATAAATTTATATTATCAAGAAAGTATCAAAGAGGGAGCGTTCCTGAGTCGTAGGAACGCTTTTTCTATATCTGAATGATTTTATTCGAAACTATTTGAAACGTTATACGAGTGAGTCTGAAAGGTCAAATTTCATTAAGAAGGTGATTGAAATGAAAGTTAAAAATCATCTTAATACAGATCAATTAAGACACCTAGAAAAGATGGGAAAACGTAAAGAAAAGGTTAACTGGAAGGACATAATGGGAACAAATAGACAGACTTTGAAGCGTGGCCGTGGCGGGGCGATGAAAAGGAAATAAAAAATAAATAATCTTTAGTATAACAAATGATTAATTGGGCATATTGTGAATACCGACTAGTAGTTTA